GTATATGTCTAACGGAACTGAAACATGCCTACAAGGCACTGGTGGTTCTTTACAGACAGTTGCTGTTGGGTTTAGTTCAGGTACTTATAAAAAAGATTTTGATTGTAACAGAAGAAGAGATTCTAAAGTACTTAGTGACTTAGGTATGAAGGTCGCTGCAATTGCAAGAATGTGTGAAGATATTACAGTGTGGAGGTCTATGTTTTTATCTGGAACACCATGCCCTATACTACAAAGAGGTAAACTTGTTGTAGGAAAGCGAGCATTTTTAGTTATGAAAACACAACCAGAAATTTACATACCTGATTATGGTAAGGTTAAGAGGAGCTTGACTGATACCCAGGTGTGGTATAACACAATACTAGGGATTGGAGAAAACATAAATGAAGAAAGCACTGAAGATACTATTTCTATCAGCGATAAGTTCCGTAGCTCTAGCAAATGAGCTAGCTAATCTTACACAAACATCTAATGAAATAGTAAACCAAATTGACACAGGTATTCAACTTGTAGGTGCAGCAAGTGAGTTTTCACACCACGGTGATGGACTATCCTCAGGGAACCTTTCAGGCACTGCACATATTACTTCAGAACATTTAGAAGCGTATAATAGTGCACTGATGGGTATGTCTAACTATAAACCTTATGGGGACCTCAAAGCTGTACTAGAAAACAAAGCAGCAGGTGAGCTGGGTCTTATGGATTCTGCTATTGATACTTTTACAGCAGCTGTTGTAGAAATGATTCAAGTGGTTGAGGTTGCTGAGATATCAGCAGCAGCATCTAGTCCACAAGAAGAAGCTGCAGTACAAGAGTTTGTAGCTGAGAACCAACAAGTACTAGCTATCTCTCAGGATACTATTAGTGAATACAATGAGTCTTTAGATGATATCGAAACCCATGCTAACAATGCCAGTGCCTACATTGCAGTTGCCAATAGTGAGTCAGCTGTAAGTTTCCTAGAGCAAGGTATTGAGAACGCTAACACTACCGCTGAACAAACAAATATCTTTTACGATGCTAATGCTCAGTGGGTTGCTATGGGTTACAATACAACAAGAAACCTTACTGCAGTTTATTTAAATGGAACTGACGGTATAGGTTTAGATCTTTACATGTCTGAAGCAGATATACTAACCATGGGAAGTGAGTCCGAGTTTTACTTAACAGGGCCTACAACTCAAGGGTATAACTGCTTTATCAAACAAACGGATTGTGAGTTATGAGTTTATCAGATACAGAGTTAAGTATAGGTGGTGTAAAGTTTAAAGGTATTTACATTGCTGTTGTACTATCATTAGCTACCACAATAGGTGGTGGTGTATGGACAGCCTCTAGCTTGTACTCAAGACTAGAAGGTGTAGAATCCCTAAAGATCCCTAACATTACCCCTATTAAAGAAGACATACAACTTATCCAGCAACAACTGATAGATAACGATGTGGGTAAATTACAGGGTAAATTAGCGGAGTTAGGGGTTACCCTTGTGACCATTAAGGGTCAACAAGAAAAGCTCTTAGAATTGAATACAGACGTTTCTGATCTATCTAAGGATATAGAGACGATAAAAGGTACGGTTGCAGAAGCAAAAGTAATTGCCAAGACATTACAAGATTCTTCTGATGACCTAAAGAAAATTAAAAAAGAGATAGATGATCTCTGGCAGGGTATGGATTACTTATCTAACCCCTTAGGCAAATAAAGGACGAGGACTATGTTACAACAATTAATTGGCCCTGTAACTGGGCTGTTAGATAAATTCATAGAGGATAAAGACAAGAAGAATGCGATTGCGTTTGAATTATCGACAATGGCTGAAAAGCACGCACAGGAACTTGCGAAAGCGCAACTTGAAGTTAATAAGACGGAAGCGGCACATAAGAATTTATTTGTTTCTGGTTGGAGACCGGCTGTGGGTTGGACTTGTTGTGTGGGACTTGCGAGTAACTACATACTTATTCCAGTGGCAAACTTTTCGCTTGCTCTTGCCAATTCTACCGTTGAGGTCCCTATTTTAGATCTATCAACAATGATGCCAGTTCTTATGGGTATGCTTGGATTAGGTGCTATGAGAACCGTAGAGAAAACTAAAGGCGTAAATAGGAATCAATAGGAGATTTTATAATGGCTAGTAATATTAATGCAACAAAACCAACAACGGGTTCTCCTACAACCCAATCTGTTAGGGATAATTTTTCTGCAGCTAAAGAGGAGATTAATAGTTTATTAAGAAGTTCACTAGATGTGGTTACTACAGCTGGAACAGGGACTTTGTATACAGCTAATTTTACAAATAATGTAGTTTTAACAGAAGGTCTTAGAGTAATTGTAAAAGCTCATACGGCTAATACAGGTTCTATTACATACATTAATATGGATAGCACTGGACCTTACGTTATAAAAAATATGAATGGGTCTGATTTAGTGGTTGGTGAAATTGCTGGGGCAAACCATTACTTAGATTTAGTATATAATTCTAGTAATCAAACATGGGTTCTTTTAAACCCTTCTGTAGTTTTAGAGACAGCTGCTCAACTTCTTGCCAAAATTAAAACTGTAGATGGAACTGGTTCCGGTTTAGATGCTGATTCAGTAGATGGTAAGCATATTGCAATAGGTACTGGATCTAACTCTAATACAATATATTTTCAAACATAAGGGGATAAAGTATGCCAAGTTTAAAAGTAGGCACCGCACTTGTCACTGATGTTAAAATAGGTAATACTGATGTCCAAAAGGTTTATGTGGGCTCTAATGTAGTATGGACACGTCGAACTCATGAAGTTATTAGTTACTGGAGATCAGGTTCAGCTGTTGGTTATGATATAGATGAATCAGGGTTTGTATATGGTTCTTATTACCCAAGTAGCACAAACGGTAGTATTTCACCCACTACTTTTACTGGTTCCGGCGGAAGTACTGCTACAATACAAGGTCTTTACTACAGATTTATTAGTGGTGCAACCACCCCCACTGTTTACTTCAGAGTGTCCGGTTCATACTCTGCTACAACTGACTGGACATCAGTAAAAATAGGGAATACTACTTATACTAGGGCATCAGCTATTACTACTTGGATTAGTAATCAGTCTACTCATATTTTTGAATTTCGTAATAAGGCCAACCCTTTTGGTGCAGGTAATGGTACGTCTCATGATGTTATTATTTCATAAAAAAATTAAAATAGTACTTGGTAATTAGGAGATAAATTATGGCAACTTCACCAAGGTCACCTAGGAACTTTTTCCCTGCAGACTTAACACCATTGTTATTGTCTGGGTGGCAAACAAATAAATTTGATAAAAGTATACCCTTTTGGGCTGAAGTTGATGGTTTACAGTTTACCGATACATCTATTAGACGAAAGCCTGGAAGAAGTTTAATAGGTGACTTTAGCTCTCAACCAATACGAGGTCTATTCTCTATTAATGAGTATGATACCAAAGTTCTTTATATAGGTGATCTTACTAATCTTTATAGATGGAAACTTGATGACCCTACAACAATAGGGACAGTGGTAGGATCTGGTTATAGTTTAATTGAAACTGGGGGTGCTAGTGTTTGGGATAACGGACAAGCAGTGTGGGATAATGGAGATGCAGTATGGGATGAAGGTTCTATTGTTGCTAGCGCTTGGTCATTTACTAACTTTGGAACATGGGTATTTGCAGCAGATAACGTAGGTCGAATAAAAGTTAAAAAAGACAATGAAGTTTTTGGTGAATTATTTACTGATTCGGTGTCAGGTGCTGTTATTTCAAATTCAGGTACAGGACATGCTGTAGGAGATACCCTTACTTTTACTGGAGGTGCTGGGCAAAACTTTGCTGTTGAAGTAACAGAAATTAATAATACTTTTAATGTAACTAGAGTTAAACTTACTAACTTTGGTATTGGGTATAATAATGGAGATACTTTAACTCAATCAACTACTTCTGGATCTGGTATAAATTTACAGCTAACAATAACAGTTGCTGATTGCCCTTTTACTAGAGTAACAGCTATTGATAAATCTGGTCCGCACATTTTAGCAATTAACTATGATAAAGCTAACTCTGAGCATCCTTATGATGTTGCATGGTGTGATACAGATAACCCAGATACTTGGGTGGCTGCTTCAGCTAATGCTGCAGGTAGTCTTACATTACGAGAAGCTTCTTCCCCCTTAAAAGCCAT